ATATGTTCAACAGCCCTCCTGGAAGAAAGGCCGCGTTTTTTTTGGAGGATACAATCTGGCTGAACATCCATATCACGGACGAAACGGATATCGATAAGATAGAGGACATCTTTATCAAGAAATCGGATGCCTGGATGAAAAAAAAGGAAGGTGAATCATGACATGGGGAGCTGTAGCAGCAGCAGGTATAGTAGCAACGGGAGCATTAGTCGGTGGCAAAATGCAAAGCGATGCAGCAAAAAAAGCCGCCCGAGAGCAAAGAAAGGCCGCAGGTAAGGCGATAGACGCACAAGAAGAACAATTCGCACAGATGCAGGCATTGTTACAGCCTTATGTTGCAGCAGGAAAAACCGCATTATCCGAACAAATGGCGTTGCTTGGTATGGCTCAAAAGCCATCTGGCCCGTTCGCTGGACTGTATAAGTGGGGTGGCGGCATGACCGAAAGAGGTAGAGAGCTTGCAGGTATGACGCAGGAAGAATACGCAGCACAGCAGCAGCAGGCCGCTATAGACCGAATAGCCCAAAGCCCTGAATTACAAGCGCTGACGCAGCGAGGTGAAGAGGCGATCATGAGAAGGGCGGCGGCAACCGGGGGGCTGAGAAGCGGAAATGTGCAAGCGGCACTTGGTCAATTCGCTCCATCGATGCTGCAAGCCGCAATCGATAGACGATATAGCCAACTGCAGGGCCTGACGGGTGCCGGTCAAAACGCAGCCGTAGGACTGGGTGGGTTTGGTCAAGGCACAGCCGGATCATTATCGGATCTGTATCAACAGCAGGGTGCCGCTGCTGCTGGTAGTACACTCGCACAAGGTCAGGCGCAGGCAAATATTATGAGCGGTTTAGGCCAGGCGGCAGGTATGGGGCTAGGAATGTATATGAATCGTCCACAAACGCCTGTAGCGCCCTATTCAGTTAGTCAGCCACAGGTGAGTCCGACAACAGGCTTTGATTATGGTCAATTCAATACAAATTTGAATATATCGCCATATGGAGGATCGTAATGGTACAGCCTATAGACTACAGCATTAATGTTCAGAATCCTTTCCAGGCAGGCTTGACAGGCTTTCAGCAAGGAATGCAGATTCAAAATCTACGTGCTCAACAGAATGAGCAGCAACGGGCACGACAGCGAGCGCAGCAGATGCAGAACGACCTTGCTGAGTTCTCGATGCAGGAAAATAAAACCGGAGAAGATTACGCGAACATGATAGCCCGGTATCCGGATCTAGGCGATTCGTTCAAGCAGCAATTTTCTATGATGTCCGAGAGTCAGCAGCAGGCACGGATTAAGCAGGCGCAGCAGTTGTATCAGGCGATGGAATTAGGGGATGATGATCTTGTCATGAAAACGATCGATAGACAAGCGACTGCATTTGAGAACAGCGGAGATCAGCAATCCGCGGACATGCTACGGGCAATGGGTATGCAGTATGACATAAATCCAAACGTAGTTAAAACCAATACTGCATTGATGCTTCAATTCGCCGATCCAGGTTTTTTGGATCGTGGGAAAGTCAAGAGAACGGCTAGACAGTCAGAATGGTTGCAGTATGCTACTATGCCTGCCAATACTCCAGAAGAGCGTCAAAGGAAACATGAGTTTGGGCGCATGATAGGTGCGGTGCCACCCGAGATGAAGTATAAAGAATTATCCGCAAGGGAAAATGTAATAAAAGATTTATCAAGTAAATCAGATTCGATTACGGACGTGTTAGGTACAATAGAATTGTTCAACGATAATCCTGACTATATTGACGCGATATCCGGATATCGTGGAAGAGTACCTATTACAGTATCACCGGCGGCAACAGAAGCCGAAGCATATCTAAATAATATAGCATCATCTCTTACCATGGAAAATATGTCCAAAATGAAAGGTGTACTATCGGATTCTGATATCAAAATGTTAAAAGCGGCATCATTACGCATTAAACCTGGTATGAGAAAAGAAACAATAAAAAGAGAATTAAAACTTATTCAAAGCAAACTCCGTAAAGCACAGGCACGATATAATAGACAAATCAATTCTAAGGTCAGTGAACTAAAAGAAAAGAACCAACAAATAAACCAAGAGAATCAAACCGGTAGCTTTGAAACCTTAAGTGATGAAGAATTGCTAAGGATCGGCGGGGGTCAATAAAATGCCTATAAGCAACGAACAATTTTATGAGATGTATCAGCGTGCCGGAAATGACGAACGAAAAAAAGCGGCTTTAGACGAATATGCAAGGCGCTATAATATCGATGTTTCACAGATGACTGTACCCCAAACGGAAGAACCGGCAGTACCATCAGTACAGCCACAGCAAGGTAAATATGCTATGGCAGCAGATGAACCGGGTATTCTCGATTATATCATGGGAACAATGGAATTGGGCGGGCAAATAGGTACGGGCGCTATAGTTGAACCGGTTGCAGGTATGGCAGGACTGGCAAAGACTATTACAAGCGGGCCTGAAGAAGCCAAGAAAACAGTTGAGGAAATCAAACAGGCCGGGACCTATCAGCCAAGAACTGAAGGGTACAAACACGTTGCGGCGGGCGTGGGAACGGCGCTAAAACCCGTACTTGAAACTGGTAAGGCGATAGTTGAACCAGTAAGAGAATATGCGGGTCAAGTTGGAGGTGCAGTAGGACAGTTTACCGGTAAAATGATGGATGAAAAATATGGGGAAGAAATTGGAAGAACAACCGGGGAAGCGACAGGAAGAACAGCTGTAGATATAATGGTTGGTGCGATACCTGAAATATTGGGTCTCAAAGGTACGATGGCGGCAAAAAAAGCAGCTATGCAAAAAGTTGCTGAAAAAGTTGATATAAACCAGATGTATGATGAATTAGGTAATATTTTACCGGAAATACAAAGAGAACTAAGCAAAGCCAATATAGCTCAAAAAGAGTTTGAACAACTCATAAGAGAAATACCGGGAAGGCAAATGGAACGACCGGTAAAAGAAATCGTCCAGGCATCTTTAAGCCCACGGAAAGAAAGCTTAGCGGCGGATATCGCCCGGGAAGCCAAGCCGAATAAAGAAATATTGGAAGCAGCAACAGAATTCAATTTAGGCGCTGATTTACTACCAAGTCATTATGCTGATGATTATACCTATCGTGCCCTTGAACAGGGATTGAAATCAATAAAAACGTCTCATTTGAATGCACAGGAAAAAAGTTTGATAGGCAAACTCGGTAAAGAAGCCGACAAGCTTATAAAAGAATTCGGCGCGGTATCAGACAAGGCCGAATTATCGGACGTATTTAGAACTGACTCACAAAACCTCGTAACGAAATTAGAAGGTGAAGCAAAAAAACTCTACGACAAAGTAAATAAAGCCGTACCAAATAAAACCCCTATTGATGCGGATAATACGTTAAATCTGCTGAATAAGATTGCAGATGATTTGGGCGGGATAGAATACTTGTCTAAAAAACAAAAAGAAATGTTACAAGTATTAGATCCAAAAACAAAACCTACATACTCAAGGCTTGACAAGTATCGTCAAATTGTAGGGGATTCATTGAACAATAAGAATGATTTATTCAAAGATGCTAAAGTAGCCGATGTCAAGCGTCTATACGGTGCAATGGCTAAAGATCAGCAGGCAGTTGCTACATTGCATGGGATAGGCGATCTTTATAAAACAGCCCGTAAAAGTGTGGCAATTCGAAAAGGTATCGAAAAGCAATTACAAACCGTAATAGGCAAAGATCTAATGGGCTCAGTATCTGCTAAGGCAGGATTGGCAATGCGAGGTCTGCAAGATGGAAAAACAACACAGTTTGACAAGTTGCTGATGTCAATACCTAAGCAACTTGGGCCGGAAATGCGTAAATCAGTTGTAGCTACGGCCTTAAATGATGCGATGGTACAAGGATCAAGAAAGGAAAAGTTTTTAAATGTTCCCGGATTCGATGATTTTATGAACGGTCTAAAAAAACATAAAGCCGCTAAAACGCGTCTTCAAAAAGAAATTGGTGACGATGCTATGAAGCGGTTTGAAACATTCCATAAAATAGTTGGGGGCGTGCGACGTGCTCAAATGGAAGAAATTAGTACGGGTTTAATCGTATCCGTACCAAAAATGTTTGATGAGGTCGAAGGTATTGCCCAAAAATTATATGGTACAGTCGAAAAAGTAGGTCAAACATTCGGGGGTATCAGGCCGCCTGGTTTTTTAGAGAATCTTGTTACGCCTAAAACCGCTCGTAGTGTTACGGCTGACGAATTTCTAGCATCACCACGTTTTAAGCAGATCCTTGATAATGTAGCGACCGGAAAAATAAATACAGCTAAGAAAATAAAACGAGCAGATCAAATCGTAAAAAATTTGAAATCGTATCAAAAGTGGAAAGAAACACTACCCAAGAAAGATTTGAAAGATTTGGCAGCTATAGGGCCAATTGGCTATCTGACAAACAAAGCATTAACCCGTGAGGAAACCGAATAATGCCGAAAAAAGAACACGATATGCTAAAGAAAGCCGCACGAAAGAAGGGACTGAAAGGCGAACGGGCCGACGCCTACATTTACGGTACTTTAAGCAAGATTGAGAAAGCCCGAAAAGCCAAGGCTAAGAGACGACGTAAACAAAAAACCAAAAAGTAGGATTTGAAAAATGAATCGAATAGGCCTGGGACCTGAATATTTTCCGCTTACAGCCAAAGGAAAGCCCATTTCAAACGCGGATATCTACATTGGTAATGCCGATACAGATCCTGAAATCGTTGGGAATCGAAAAACCGTATATGTTCAAGAGGAGGATGGTTCTATTACTGCCGTGTCACAGCCGATAAATACGGGTGCCGGCGGTGTGCCGTTATATGACGGATCTCCCGTCACATTATTGGTTGAAGGTGACTATAGTCTCAAAGTATTGGATTCTCAAGGCGATCAGATATACTATATCCCTAAAAATAGTATCGATCTATATAACAGCTCCGTAGATTCATTATCAGATTTACGCGGCTATTCATCCGATGGAAATTTTCCGGTATACGTTCGCGCCTATGCAACTGTAGGTGACGGTGGGGAAGGGATTTTTGAATATTTTGACGGTGCCGCGCCTGGAACATACGTTGATAATGATGGTACTATAATTGTTCCGACCGGTGGCGATGGGAGTGCTGCATGGTTACGGCAGTATAGTGGGGCTGTAAATGTCAGGTGGTTCGGTGCTGTTGAATCGCCGGGGGCCGGCAATGATGTCGGCTATATCATTAATCAGATATTTGCTAGTTTAGGTGGAGCTACAAGAGTTTATATTCCGGGCAGCACAAAAAAATGGGAATTATCGACTACCATTATAACAGCACAAGCGACAATCGGCAGTTGGTGTATTATAGAGGGTGACGGATATATCAGTACGACACTTGAAATACCTTTAAGTGCTGCTATATGCGGAATAAATTGTGATACATCAGATGAACTTACAATTAGAAATTTAAGAATTATTGAAGCTGTCGGAACTAGAGTAAGTGCTTGTATTGCAGGGGGAGGCACAACTTTGAAAGTGATCGATTGCTGGTTTGGGAATTCAAAATACGGTATTTTTCAAAATAAAGGTGCAGGTTCCTGTTATACAAACTGTGTAATTGAAAATGCTGATTATGGCGGATATATTTCGTGTAACTTCGATGACGGTACGATTTCAGATCTTCCTACAGCCGCTGGTGGTATAAGCGATATAACCGTCATAAATGGTTTATTTTATAGCAATCAGGTTCATAATTTTTATGTGGGCAGAACAGGCTCTAATATTATCAATAGTATAAAATTTGATGCATGTAGTTTTACGGATACATCATCGGACAGTGGCGTTCTAGTTGAAGATTCAACAGGTGCCGGTGTAAGCATCGGCATACAAGCTGTTTTTACTAATTGTAATTTCGATGAAAATGATAGTAATGGAATTCGTGTCGATGCTACTAGAACTGCATTGATAGGCTGTAATTTTCGCGGAAATGATGCAACGGCTATTAGAGCTAACAGTGCGTCGTGTCGTGTAATATCAATCGGAAATATATTTGATGATGATACAGGAGTGCAAACAAATATTTATAATGTTACAAATAATGCTCAAATATTATTCGGCGACTACACCGAAACGGAAATTGATTATAGAAATTATTATAATGCAGATACGGTTCTAAGCATTTCCGCAAATACTACTCTTACAATAACTGATGCAAAAACAGTCGTAGCCTCAGGGCTTACGGCAGTCCGAAATATAGATATGCCGACAGCAGCTGATATGAAATATATCGAATATACGATCATGAACAATGATCCTGAATATAGAGTAAATATTAGGCAAAGCGATGCTGCAACATTGATAACGACATTACATCCTGGTAACTGGACACGAATTATATCAGATGGTACGAATTATTATCATAACGGACTGCCACCAAATCTCGCGGGAGACACTATAATTCATAATGATGATGCCGTTGTGAATCTTACTAATAATCCGGAACGTATTCACACGACAAACGATGTACTTACATCGGATAGAAATTACACATTGCCGGCACTTGCTGATTGTGTAAGAAGAGATTTTATTTTCAAAAATTTAGATGCAACCCATGATGTACTTGTAATCAGAAATGCCGCGGATGGCGGCGGGACCGTGGCCACAGTTGATACAAACGAATGCTATTTAGTTTATAATGATGGGAATGAATGGTATTACATCAAAAGTGCTTAGCTAAGATAGACCGGCTTACCCGTTACCGCCTCAATATCAGACTTAAACCTGGATTCATCGCTGTTGTCGTCCGATAAATGAATTAGAAAGATTTTTTCCGTTCGGCTCAAATCCTGGGCCCGGAAAAAATCTTTTACGTTTTGGAGTTCGAAGTGGGATCTACGGACGCGATCCTTGTGTACCGGATGCATTTCTTCATTGGCGTCAAGCAGATCCTTGGCATAATTGCACTCGATCATGTAGTGCGTGACGCCTGAGAATTTATAGCGGATATAATATGTGTCCGTAGCGTAGAGGATCTTGTATTTTTTTGATGGGGATTGAATCAAAAACCCCAAAGGTTCGGCGGCATCGTGCTGAGTCTCAAACGGAAGAATCCACCACTTATAAATGATCATCATCTCTGACTTGACAGGCTTAAGGTCTAGGCCTATACTGTCCAGCGTGCCGCGAGATGCAATGATGGGTACACCACCACGGGCTACATCTTTTGCGGCTACACTGTGATCTCTGTGCTCATGGGATATGAGGCAGGCATCATAATGGCTAAGGCTAAATTGGGTTGCCACCAGCAGCTCAGAAAAGCGTATCCCCGGATCAATGAGGATGCGCTTTTCGCCTTCTCGAATCGTGTAAGCGTTTCCCTTTGACGAGCTGGCATGGATTGTTATTTCGAGTTCATTCGGTCGCATATTTTTCTATTGATTTCCTTCAAATCCCAAACACGCCTGACAATGTCAAAGCTCATTTCAAAATCGCTTGGTTCGTTGCCATCCAAGACATTTTCGATAGCAATTAGTATCATGTTCAGATATGCATTATTATTATGGATTTGGTTCAAATATTTTTTTGATACTAATTTCATATTAATTTTGATAGTCAACCTGCTTTGACGTTATTTTCTCAAAAACAAGCTATGCCCACTTTGGCTTTTCATTCTGCTCTGGTTCTGATTCCTGCTCTAACATTTCGGTATTTATAGCATCGATATAGTTTGCAGCTTCATCGGCTGTCAGTTCTCCCAATCGTGATATCGGCCTGCCGGTAAATACTGATAAGCTATGCAACGTTGCATCCTTATCACGTTTTGAATTTTTTTCAAGTTGTACAATGGTTCGAGCTTGGGAAGTTGTCGCCATTGCCTGTCCGGACTGTCCAGACTGCTCCTCCGGTATCGGAACGGGGGCTTCTTGGCTTGGAAAATCGATCAGCTTTTGATTGGCGTTTTCGGCAATCTCCCGCTGTACCAATTGGGCCGTGGGCGTTTCTTCATCGGTTTTGAGTGAGGAGTTTATCAGTGCTTCATCATTGCTGGTCTTGATAATCTTTTTGCAGATGCGTCCGTAAATCGTTTTCTTGACCATCTCCTCACCAAATTTGCCGTGGGTTGAATCCCTGGCAATTCCTCCGGATTCCAAGACGATTCCTTTGTTTGTCGACTGTTTCCAGGCTTGTTTGATTTGATCCATTGTCATAATGTCGGAAAAGAGAATTTTGTCTCGAACATCAACAGCCACAGCATAGGCCCCTTTGATAGTATCTTTTTCGAGTGATTCAAACGTCTGCTTATGATTTTTAATGAGCCTATTTCCATTCACGATATCAAGTTCGAACGTATCCCCTTCATAGATGCAGACCGCCCGAATGTCGGCAATCTCAGGGACAACCCGCTTAGCGATTGCGATTTTACCCATGTAGCTTGTTTGCAGATTAAGCTTATTGCCATACACGATAAAATAGCATTGATCTTTGAGCGGATTAAGCCCCTGAACAGCCATGTCTAAAATTGCGGTATGAACACTTTCCTTTGAACAAACGTCCAAAGCAGGCCGTTTTTGCCTATCAACTGTTTGCCTGAGAATTAAATCAGCCGCTTTAAGCGCATTGCCGAAAATATAGTTTTCCGGCATCACGACAGCGGTCTGTTTTAATTCCATTTTTACGCTTTCGCCTATTACCATAAGATCATTTTTCATTTTTCCTCCTCATTTCTTCTATAAATTCGACGTTGGTTTTTCTGATATCGTCATAAACATTTTTTAAATGATACAGATATCGTTCCGATAACTACAGCAATCGCCATGACTACAATTGCTGTTGTATAAATTATTTCATTCATTTCGTCCTTTCAATCATATGATTATAGTCATATGATTCGTTTTCCTGGTCGTCGTTTTCAGTCATATGATTATTATCATATGATCGCAGCATTACATCATCGTTTTTGATATTGTCTTGATTCACTATTTCCGTAGCTTCCGATAATGAAAACAGACCAGCGTCATTAATGTCGATCACGTAACCACGCTGGTTCTGCCTCCACCACATACAGCGTTCCTTATTCCAGATATAAAACCTCATGCGCTACCAATATTTCTGATCATAGTGTCTCACTTTCGATACAGTTTTTATGTCCGGTATATTGCCCAATATCCACATATTGGGCAATATTGGTCACGATTGTGGGCATTTTCAAATGGCCTATGCCGGCGGCAACTCAGAAAAATCTTTCGCCAATATCATCGCTCTGAAAATCTTAGTGTAACAGTCAAAACATATTTTATTCTCTACCATAAATCACCATAAATAGTCAAGAATATTATATATTCTACTCCTTTTGTTCGTAGGATTAATCTTTTCTCTAAGCTTCCTCTTGAACATTTTTTCGGCTTTTTCGTAGTTTTTAAAATGCCACTGCCGCTGATCTAAAACCCTATCCTCTTTGATCCCGCTCCTCTTCACGACAAAATATTCCCCTGTGTTTTCAACGATAGATATATCGTAAAACGCCTGTTTTGCGCTGTCAGCACTTAAATAGGCTGATTTAAGCATTGTCGGGAAGAGGGATAGCTGTTTCATAAAAGTTGATTTTCCGGATTTCGGTATCCCTACCATTACTGTTAGTTTCATTATTGCACACTCCCACATTCAAAGCATCGCCACACACCAGCGTCAGGAATCCATTCCCAAAGCGAATCTCCTCCCTCCTCCGTGCACTGGCAACCGTAATTTTCGTCGCATTCGTAATCCGGTTCCGGTTCATTGCATGCACAATATTCGTTCGGTTCCCTTTCGCCTTCGCAAAATGCACATTTTTGTTCAGACGCCCTGACACAGCTATAATAAACTTCTAAAGCCTCATCCACTTTGGTCTCAACAACATCTTCTGATCCGCAATACGGGCATGTACATTTCGCATTTTTATTAGTCATAACTTACTTTCAGCTCCTTTTCTTTTTCATCCACGATCAGCCTGATATGCTGATGCGGGAAATCTAACCAATCGGTCAGTGACTCCGCGTTATCGATGAATACCGGCACGCTGATTTTTTTGTGCTTACTGATAGCATTTATGCAGTCCAGGCCGCATAAAATTTTGCTGCCATTGTTTAAGTCTGTGGAGTAGGGCACGCCTTCAAGCATCGGTTCGCAAATATCCCTGACGCCCTTGTTGACTTGTACATCAAACAACTTCCACCTTGTGATCGCAAAGTGATTGGAAACGTGTTGTTCGATCCACTCCGCTTTCTTTTTTACAAATGAGTCCATTAAAAAAGTTTCTCGTTCAAAGTTTTCGTATTCCTGTGCCGCCGTTTTCCGTTCCGCTTCGAGCTCCCGAATCCGCGCTCGATTTTTCTCAGCATGCGTCAACTCAAGCAGTTTAGAGTCAAGTACTGATTTTTCGTCTTCAAGCGTCGAAATAGACGTTTTAAGCCGCTCTTTTTCGGGAGCAATGCTACCCTGCATCTCTTCTATTTTATCCTCAAGACCTTTAATTTCAGTGCTGATTTCAGCCTGTTTTTTACCGTATTCTTTATTGTTCTCGTTATTGATTTTATGGATTGCTTTTTCAATCCGTTCTACTTCAGATTTTTCTTTTTTGATAGTGCTCTCTATCTTAGCGATGTGCTCGGCAATGACCTGCTTTTTCGCTTGCATTTTCACATAGTCGGCATGCAGGTTAGAACCCTGAGTATTGATCTTTCGCAGGTTTTCGGCTTTTTCACGTCTAAAATTATCGGTCTGTTCGAAAATCATTTTTTCCGGCAACAACTGACCGCAAGTATGGCATGTTCCGGCGAGTGGCAATTCCCGATCATTTTCAGTCTGCCATTGCTTCATCAAATCCGTTCGCATCGCCTCATTATTAAGCATGGTCTGTTCAAGAGCATTGATTTTGAGCGTTTCTTTTTCGAGTTCCATTTCGGAACCTACCAGTAATTTTTTTTCGATTGATAACTCAGACTGAAGATCGTCATTTTTTTTTCGGTTGCTCTGCATCGTCTCAGTATCCAGGATTGCAAGTTGCCTATGCCGGTCAGCTATTTTTTTTCGTAGCTCATTTATATTGAGTCCGGACGCCAGAGCACCAAGTTCTTTAATCTCCGTAGCGATCCGCTCCTCATAGTCCGCAACCTGCTGCCGAATCGCTATTTCATCATGTCCGGACACGTCCGGCATCTGTTTTTTTAGCTCATCGATGCGCTCAGGGATGTATTCAAGCTGTTTATTAATCTGTTTTTTCGCGGCAGCTATGATTTTCCTACGCTCCTCAATCTCATGCTCAGATAGAATAGAATCCAACTCCGCTAATTCCGGGTTTTTCGCAATGATGTCATTGTCTGATATAGCCCCGCATATTTCCAAGAGCATCGCGCGTCTAAATTCCATTTTCGTTCCGGCGCAAAAAAATCTAACGTCGGACAGGATGCGGAAAAGCGTGTCGTCTATGATTTCAGCCAACTTGTCAGAGTATTCTTTCAAGCTGCCGACCGGCACCCCGTTAAACCAATAATCAGTTGTGTGTCCTGTAAACTCCCGTTCTGCAGAACCACGTTTTTTCGTCCATTTCTGCTTATACTCTTTTTTAAGCGTGACTTTTTTCTTTCCCACCATCAACTCTGCTTCGACAGTGGGGTTGATGTGGTCGACCGGCAGGCCGTCAGCGGATAACGGAATGATGTTGAATCCCGCTTGCATGTCGCTGTCCTTTCCGCTTATAAGCCAGTACCAAGCATCTCCTATGCTGCTTTTGCCGGTCGCGTTTTTCCCTCTAATGACAGCGTTTTTTCCCTGGAAATCCAGGGACAGGGCTTTGACGCCCTTGAAATTCTCAATCTGTAGGCGGTTCAGTTTGATTTTCATATCCTATATCCGTTTTCGTTGCTGATATCTATTCGTATAATGCCGGTTCTCATAGCTCCACCACGTCCTATTTATTGACTCGTAACATTCATCTATTACTATTTTAATCATGCCGAAACCTCCTAATTCTCGGTAAGTTCTTTTTCTCTTGATTTTACAAATTCTATCGCGAGTTTTCTGACTAAATGCGAAGCGGTTGTATATTCACGGCTGGCTAAAATAAACAATTTTTCTTTGACATCTAAAGGTAATTTAAATGCCATTATTTCAAGTTTTTCTCTATTGATATCCATGATAAATCCTTTTTTATAGGGTTAAACATTGTTTTATTTTATATACATAAAAAAAAAGTGTCAATACTTTTTTTACAAGATAAAATTAACATAAAAAAACATTTGACAAGGTAAAACATTTAGTATATACTGTAATCATAATCAACAAAAAAGGTGGTAAATATGAACGAAAAAGAAATCAAAGAAAAAGAAGAAAAAGAAGAAATGGAAATGGAACTAGATTTTGAAGAAATAGAAGAGCAAAGCAAACAAGCGGTGAGCAGACCAAAAAATAAATGGTACTAAACCTAAACCGCGGGGGCAACCCCGCAAAAAAGGAGTAAAAAATATGATTATTGAAGAAAAAAAATCCATAGAAACATTAATTGACAATAATATTGATGCAGAACAGCTGTATGAGTACCTAACTGCCCCATACGGGCATAAAGCAGGTCTATACGCTGATGGTAGTTTTTATATTGCTGAGACTGTAGGCAGTGAGATTGATGAAGATGATAGACCGGTTGTTTGGATATCATGCCCTGGCATTAATAATATGGATGATCCTTCATGGTGGACTGATGAATGGACTGAATACGATGAAGAATCAGGCAGCTATCGAATTATAGAAGAAACGAGAGGGCATGAAATAGGAGATATGATCAGCCTGGATGAATGTATCAAGATATGCTGTAATCAAGGTGACGTCCATGATAACGTACAAGAATTACGTGAAAATTTAAAACGTGAATTAACAATCGAATTGGAGAAATGAAAAAAAAATGAATAAATTAAAAACATATTATCTAAAACACATAGCATCAGAAATAGCATTAAAATCTCAAAAAGACGATCCTGACTGGAATTATAGCATAAAGATGGAAAAGCATCGCGGCATGGAATTATGGATCGTCTTGGTTGAAGATGAAGACAACAATTTTTTAGGATATTTATAGGAGAACAGCGATATGATTAGCATACTGAGCGCAAGACGACTATTTTTGCAGTGGCTAGAGGAAAATGACCCCATCGAGTTTTTGAAGGCCAATGGGGTCAATGGGGTCAAAGGAGATGGTCTAAGAGACCATTACCACTGTATATCAATCGATACGGTCAAGGGCAATGTTTTTTATCGCCAGACGCCCGAACCTGATAATAACTGGCTCCTGGTGGATGTGGTCTGCATGCATGACGGGGATACGTTCGAAAAATCGGGCATACAGGAATTGACAACTGAAGATCATCTACAGTCAATTGCAGATCACTATGAATGGTTTTCTGAGCGCATCATGACCGAAATGTCAGCGCTGAATATCGACCCCAGCGAAATTTTTGCAATGAAAAAAATGGGCAGGATGTCATGCTTTGGATTCCACTATCGTAGGCATTACCAGCGGTATGAAGATCCAGGCAGCGTCGTTTTTGACTTCCCAGTTGGGACATATGGGAGGATGAAAAAAAAATGAATAAATTAAAAACATACTATAGGATAAAAAATGAAACTACAGTTAATGTATATCAGGCTTGAAATGATGGAAACATATAGTCATGAAGAAAGTCTTTTCTATGATATTTGCGCCCTGCACCGCTATATAACAAACACGCCAGCAGTATCGTATGAAACACAATCAAATATCTATAAGACTATCAAGTCAGGTTATGGAATAGAAACCTACTATCAATTAAAATGGAATAAGAAAAAATTGCGTAGCATGAAATACTATCAATTAAAATGGAATAAATTGCGTAGCATGAAATACAAATTCAGATCAATGTAGGAGAATAACGATATGCTGTATTTAATCGCTTTTTTATATTTATTTATGACGGTCATATCACCAAAATTTGGCATTGGACTATTTGTATTAGTTCTGCTTTGGATAACTTTTATAGGCTTTTGGGTAGCTGTTATCGGTGGTGCCGGCCTTGGATTACTATATTTTTTTGGATGAAAAAAGCCCGAAGCTGGTGACTTCGGGCTTTGAGATGACTTTTTACTACGCAAGCATTCGGGCAACAATTTTTATTGTTGTTCCGAAAGCCTGATTGTAGTAAATGATTTGTAGTCGTTTCGTATTGAAGCTGTTTTTGTAGCTGATAATTCGGTCTGACTTTTAGCTATAGTGAATCCCACCAACCAAAGTGATTTCGCTATAAGCTTGACATAGTAGTACATCAATCAGGCTTTCGCGTCAACTTATAAATGCGAAACGACGACATGTCAAGCGCTAAAAGCTTCCGAATCAAATTCTAACAGAAGTTGAAATGGAGGCTGAACATGATTGAACCTAGCTTAACGTTAAGTAACCCACATTATCTACACGATAATCCTAATTTAATCTACCCTGAAAAAAAATTAATCTTTGCTCGAAAAAATGATATAAGGTATGATGATTTTTATTCGGGAAGTGTGAAGTTTCCCCTAATTCGATGTTTAAGTGACACATGGAACCAGGGGAAAGGCCAAATTGACATGATGTATGGCACCCTTCACAAAACAAGTTTCTTTGGCGGGAACTGTTTTGTGAGCGTTAATATGCTACTCAAACCGCTCATGTCAAGGCTTTTCTCCAAACCTGAAGTTGGAAAGGAGATTGACCTGACATGATAACAATAGCACACAACACGCCAAATACACAAGAGATTTCAAACGAAAATCCCTACCAAATCTACCCTGAAAAAAATCAAAATATTTTTAAAAAAGATGAGTACAAATCCTATGATATTTTCGATAAGCAGACAACCAGGACACAAATACCGGGTGATTCTGTAAATGCGTACCAAGTTTGGATGCTGCTACTATCATATCATCCGGAAGCCGATATTGATCCGTTAAATCTTGCGGATCATTTTGGTATTAGCAAAACGAAAATATACAAGCTACTCAACATTCTGATAGCTGATGGTAGAGTACAGCGGAACCGGATAAGAGAAAAAGGCTATAATCAAAAATCAGACTATATGGTTTTTGAAGATCCGGAAGAGTGGCGGACTATTATTTTTTTCTCGTATCATCAAACTTTCAATCCAACCTATTTCGCAAACACGGAAAATAACAATTCAGCCTATTCCGCATTTGCGGAAAATAACCATGCCCGCAAACCCGCTAATAACACGAAGTTCGCAAACGCGAACTGTACATCATTTCTAGATTCTAGTAATAATATATATAACAACAACAACAGTGATAAGAATATAGTTTCTGCAAGCCCCATGCCTGATCCTGCTGTTGTTGTCGAACCAAAAAAAATTATTTCAAAACCCAAAGAACCCGAAACGCCGAAGCACAAAATAACCGAAGTCGGTGAAAAAATCCCTCCAGAGCTAAAGGAAAAACTAACTCCCGAACAAAAGCAGGACATCAAAGAAACACTTTTTCGCTGGCAATCTGAGTATGAAGTCGACAGGATGTTAGAAATCACAATAGCAGCTATTAAGTACAAGCCGGACAATTTGGGCGGCCTGCTGAACGACGCATTAAAAAATAATTACATACCTAAACCTAAACCGAAAGAAAAAAACAAATATGATCCTCCCGAACATGTTTACACGCCACCACCGCCTTTAGATCCCTGGTATATTGAGCAAGCAAGACGAATAGAGAAGTCTTACAAAGATAACGCTGTGCCGATAAAGAGTGAAGAGCAGCAGGAAAACGCTAAATTTATCCAGGGAATGGGTACAGCTGCACGACTTAGAGCAAAATTAAAACAGCCGGATATAGATCCAAAATATCGTGGTCGTGGTCATGGTCGCGTCCCAATGACGGATAAAGAAAAGCAGGAACGGAAAGCGATTGAACAGGAACTTGAAAAGCGACGAATCGAAAAGTTATGAGACTACGTAAAGAACCAACACCGGAAACAACTATCGATCTTGACAGGCCGATAGACAAATTTGAATTCATGCGCTGGAAAAAACAATTCCCGAAAGAAAACCCATTGCGGAAAGCTTATATTGACGGGCAGGCGCTAATTTGCGATAGTGAGAATGATCGTATGAAAATTATAGCGTATCTTTTGACTACACTCGAAAATAAATTTCAAGGATGCATATGAGAAACTACATGAGCTACGGCGGCGGGGTGAACAGCGTCGCGATGTACCTGATGATGGTAAGTGGAAGAGAATCAGATGAGATTATTTGAAGTAGATGAGTATCCTCCGTGCCAGTGTGGGCTATGAAGAGCTATGAAATGTGTGAAAACTGTGAAGGCGGGTTATTTTACATCGTGAGGATTCCGGAATGCGATGATTGTATGCATAACGGCGTTTGGGATGCAGACATATGCGAGTATCGGTATGATATTGATGGCGATCGAATTGAAGCGTTTGAGGAAGGTGCGTGTGAACTTGGTGAAACACAGGGCAATGGTTGCTTGATTTACGAATGTTCCGATTGTGGTCATAAATGGCATACGTATTTCGTGGATTATTGATATGAAGCTCTACACGAAGGAAGAAAAGCGGGCGTTGTGGAATGATGATCCGTTAAATTATGTGATTATGGCGCATGAGCAGTTGTGTTGTGAGTTGCCTGAGCGTGATTTGTGTTTGAAATGTGAATTGAGGCATTGTCATTATTATCATCATGCGTTGAATTTATATGAGAATGGGATTTACGTAGCGGAATAAAAAAAGCGCTCAAAGCCTTGTTGTAGTGGATGTGAGCGCTCTTAAAGTGTGCACGATCGGAATATACAAAAGTGAAAGGAGATTGTCAATAAACAATGTCAGGATTAAGCCCGACACAGAGAACATTACGTCATTTGCGGTATGAGGGGTTATTATCTGCGATAGTGGAAAAATTTAACCCGTATGCCGGGAAATTTGGACAGCGGCAGGACATGTTTGGGATTATCGACATAGTATCACTATGCCCGATCAGGGGTATAATTGGCGTGCAGAGCTGCGGTAACAGTTTTTCGGAGCACTGGCGTAAGCTTACAGAGGAAAAGGCGGATATCACGCATGAATGGTTGTCGTGTGGCGGTAAACTGTACATATATTCGTGGAGGAAAGTCAAAAAACGTCGCGGTGGAAAGCAAATGATTTGGCAACCGCGGATAAAAGAGATAACGTTAGAGGATGTAGATTGTGAGAATAGCGCGTGTATAAAATCGAGAATTAGAGAAAATTATAATGTCAGTAGGGGATAATCAGAAAGGAGGGAGCCTATGTAGCTAACACACAATCAGCGATAAAACTATAGGATATGTGTCTGTAGTATTGATGGATATGCAGACATAGAGAATCTTTTCAGTTCCAGAATAATTGCGGGATAGGGCAGTTTGGTAGCCCGCTTGGCTCATTCCCAAGAGGTTCGTCGGTTCAAATCCGGCTCCCGCTACCAAGGAGATTAAATGAAAATCACATTGTATGCTGACTTATTTGATTGAGGTTGGAAAAGAAAGCGGATTGACGGAACAAGCGTTGAAGTTTTTCAGATATTTTAATGAAGTAAAGGTTGAGGTTGACGTAGATCCGGAAACGGGGGAAGTTTTAGACTGTATTATAAAAGATAAATGGAGGTCCTGAATGAGAGCGCGAAAATCTTTTTTGCAGGCGGCGATACTCTTTTTTATCATGGCGTTTTTACTAATCGCGCTGGTTGACTCGTGGTGTAGGGCTGAGCCGTTTTTAGTCTACGATCCGAACCCGCCGATTGAGGTGTATGAGGTACGGATAGATGATGGGGAGGCTATCCAGGTGCCCCCTGCTATGATTTCAGAGCAGGATTACCAGCTTGTGTATGATTTAGTAGACCTGCCTGTAGGTGCTCATCAGATCCGCGCCAGGGCGAAATATGTGGATTGGGGGTGGGTTGAATGGAGCGAACCGTTTAATATTTCCCGCCCGGGTCCGCTTGAAAATCCTCAGATCACAACAAACCCTCAGTTACCGTGAGCGTAGAACACGATTCGAGGGTGCACACGGTAACGATAACGAATCGAGGTGAGCGGGTTGACTGCTTTTTTTATACTCAGTACATACCCACTACAAATAGTGTAGCTACAAGTAATATACGTGTAGATAATCAATATACTACTGATTTTTTATTGGAAAATGACGGTGATAGCCAGATTTATAGTGGTCACACTACGTACCGGTGGGTATTTGGAGTGCCGGACTATGACGATCCTGAGGAGCATTGTCAGGGCATCAGGCTCAGGACAGGTCAGACAGCAACTATCAACTACATGACGGAACAGCCTATGGACAGGGCGTATCATATGTTCACGGGTTGGGCCGGGGAAGGGTTTTTCGGGTATAACTGATGAGCTTACTAAAAGCATGCATGGCAGCATACAGAAAGCATCACTTGGACGATCCAAGCATAGGATGGGATGAGCTTGGAAATATTTTACAAGATGCGATTTGCAATGAAATTGGTGATGCGGATTTTGTCAAGTGGTTGGACGGATTCGATACGCCTTTGGAGGAGTTGAAAAGATATAAAAAATCAGAGCACTGGAAGCAGTCGACAATAATAGGAAATGGCTTCTAAAGTTGAAAGCCCACAGGAAGGGATTACGGTGGGCTTTCAGGAGATGGTGAACCAGTCAAAGCGTGAATATGTAATGGATGTGTCTTAAGTTGACTATACTCTAAATATCCGATACAATCAAGCATAAGTTGCAGGAGGATCAAAATGGATGCTCGTTGCACTACATGTTACTACTTTCAGATCATCATACCAGAGAGATACTGTGGGCATCCTGAGCACCACATTCAGCTTGATGAAGTGCACAAGCACTGCACGAATTATATCAATCTGACGAGCAAAGAGTATCCGGACAGGCCGATAAAAAAAACCTACGATGAAACCTACGCAAAGATAGGTGCCACATGACATCGATACAGCTCAGCTTTAAGGATGCAGTATATATCACGATCTACATCGTTACCGTAGTTTCAATGCTGGCCGGATTCAAACATCAAATCAAAACACTGCAAGAAACAATTGGTCGAATGCAAAAGCTACTCTATCACGACCAGGGCACGCTTAACGTGATCGATATACAGACGTGCAAGCAAAAGCGCGATGCGGTCTATACCGCGATTAGAAAAGGCGAGCAGATCACGGACGATATTCGCAAGGAAATGAAAACGTTGAACGAAAACGTCCTACGGATCATGATTCACTTACAGATTGACACTAAGAAAGAAATAATATGAATAGAGATTTTAAGAGATTTAATGAAATGCCCAAATCCGTATTATATATGGCTAATGTCTTTGATGGTTATCACTGTTTGATGACTTTTGACGACTATGTTGCAGCAGGTTATATAGGATTTTTGGAGGCGGAAAAGAATAAGCATAAAATTGGAAATTATAAATCCTATCTTTTTAAAAAAATAAAATACCGGATCATAAATGAAATACACAATTTTAGTGGTAAAAGAAGATTGGGTCCTAGAGATGAAAGAAAATATATCACTCCGTTTTTTTATTATACATTTGATTTTGAGCTTATTCTTAGTGATCTGGATTTAGAAAAAAAAATAGTGATAAATGATTTAATGCATTATTTATCAAAATTGAATCCACTTTACTGTTATGTTATAAGGCTATTCTATTTCGAAAATTATAATTTAACCCAAATAGCTAAAAACTGTCATCTCACTAAAAGACAAGTTAGACATATCAAGTCAAAAGCCATTGATGTTTTAAGAAACTTAGTGTAATAAAAACCATAAGAACTCGAGTATTCCGATAAAGGAGGCTTGCAGCATGTCAGATAATATCATAACAACTATAGTGGAAAAAGCTAAAATAATTATTGAAAGTTCTAAAGAACTAAAAGAACAAATAGACGAGCTAAGCGAATGGAACGGATACGGAAAAGTACTTAATAACATTGCCCTTATCGTTTCTTTTGTGGAATCGGTCACGATAACAGTAGAAAATATCTACGATGAAATCAAAGAATCGTTTGGCGATGGTACAAGCTCAGAAACAAAGCTAGAAGCAGCAGCAGCAACGATCGACGAGCTTTTAGACTTTCCGATCTGGCTTGAGATAGTCGATAAATATATCATAAAGATAGTGATTTCTATGGTCGTCCACTACTTGAATGAGAGATATGGCCACGAATGGCTATTGGATGCACGCTTTTGAAGATACCAGTAACATGTAAGGGCAGCAAATCCGTAGCCCTGGAAACATTACAGGATTTTCAGGGCAATCTAAAAACGCTGCAACTTGACGAACTCGAAAAGCTGAAACGGTCTATCCTCAAGTATGGCTTTTCTTTTCCGGTGTTCGTCTGGAAGGATTCCATTCTTGATGGGCATCAACGATTGTTCGCTTTGAAAGAGCTACTGAAAGAAGATCATACTATAGGCAACATACCCGTCGTTGAAATACAGGCTAAAAACAAGACTGAGGCAGCAGAAAAGCTGTTATTGATCAACAGCCGTTATGCAGAAATCGAGTACGACGGACTCCAAAAATTCATTGATGAAAACCAAATTGACTTGGATGCGATCATCGCAGATTTGAGTATACCCGACATTGACCTATCTGAGTTCATGGCTGAATCCAACCAAGACGATGATGCTGAATATGAGGAAAGAGAAGGATTCGAGTATCAGATATTAATTAAATGTGAAGATGAAGAAAATCAAAAAAATACAATAGATAAAATAGAAAAACTGGGTATAGAATGCCAACCATTGATATTATAAAATCTGTTGATGTCTCAAGATCTATAAGAGCGAGGCAACTTGAGTCAATTTTTGATGTTCCAGCAAGAGAAAAAGAAATATCAAAATGGAATGGTGACCTTCCGATCGAAAATAAAGAGTGGAATATAGGTCTAATAGTCGGTCATTCAGGTTCTGGCAAATCTACTATCGCAAAAGAAATATTCAAAAATAACTATGAACCTAAAATAACATGGAAAGAAAAATCTGTTATTGATGATTTCGATAGCAAATTGAGTATTGAAGAAATTACAAAATCATGTAGTTCTGTAGGGTTCAACACAATACCATCATGGCTTAAGCCGTATTCTGTTCTTTCAACCGGCGAAAAATTTCGCGTTGAAATCGCTCGAAGATTGTTGGAATGTAAAAGCCCTATTGTTGTCGATGAATTTACATCCGTCATTGATCGTCAGGTAGCTAAAATAGGCTGTCATGCGATACAAAAGTTTATCAGAAAACAGGGAAAACAGTTTGTTGGTGTATCATGCCATTACGATATTATTGATTGGCTACAACCGGATTGGATATTCGAACCGGCTACAATGACATACAAACCAAGGGGGTTACTTCAAAGACCAAAAATCGATGCTGAAATACGAAAAACAAAAAGGGACTATTGGAAACTATTTTCACAATATCACTATATGAATAATGAATTACATCATGCAGCGTCCTGCTACACAATGTTTATTGAAGATAAACCGGTCTGTTTTGCGGCTGTAATTCATTTGCCGCATAATAAAGTAAGAAATATCAAACGGATATCAAGAGTTGTGACATTGCCGGACTGGCAGGGCTTAGGACTTGTACACATTCTTTCCTGCACATTGGGAGCTGCATACAAGACTATAGGCTATAAACTTAGAGCATATCCAAAGCACCCGCCGTTAATTATGGCGATGTGTAAAATAAAAGAATGGAAAATGATATCAAAACCAAAAATAATAGGAAAAGGTAAATCTAAAATGATCAAAAAAGATAAAAGAGGCGGTTTATCTTTTCAAAAAAAAAGATCCGGTGGAGCTGTTTTTGAGTATATCGGTAAAAAAATGAAATATGAAAACGCGATAAAATTGTTAAACATATAAAAAATATAAAAAGCTAAATCATTATCGTTGGCGATTTTAGGCGAACATCGATTGATGTGCGGCGATAGTACGAATGAGAAGACCGTAAATGCTACGCGATGGAGATATCACCGGAATACTGCGATGTCGCCGTAAAAAGATGGGAAGAATTTACTGAAAGAAGGCTGAACTGGCGTAAACCCTTGATTTGACTCTATTGACGCTTAAAAAATATGGCAAAAAAACCACAAAAACAGCAAAATTTGACGATAGAACAGATTGAAAAAGCTCTGCGAAAGCATAATGGCGTTCAAGTGCTAGCCGCCAACGAATTAGGCGTTACACGGGCAGCAATTAGTGCAAGAGTTAAAACCAGCTCCAAATTAAAAAATGTTATTGAAGAAACCAAACAAAGAATTCTGGATGTATCTGAGGCAATACTTTTTAAGAAGATTACAGATGAACAGAATATGACGGCACTAATATTTTACTTGAAATGCCACGGTCGCGACCGGGGATACGTTGAAAACAGGAATGTAGATATAGGCAACCAGGACGGTAAAGCCTTTAAAGTCGAGCGGGTAATAGTAGATGTCGAAAACGATCAAGATAAGGATTGATACGCCACGGTGGGCGGTGCCATTGGTGCATAAAAAGCCGCGGTATAAAGCTGTTTACGGCGGGAGATCGAGTGGAAAGAGCCATTTTTATGCTGAGCTGATGATCGATCGTTGCTTGACGCCCGGTACAAGCTGCGTTTGCATTCGTGAGGTGCAGAAAAGCCTTGAGCAATCAGCCAAGCGGTTATTGGCATTGAAGATTCAAAAGTTCGGACTTGGGTCGCTGTTTGAAGTACAAAACAATCAAATTAAAACGCCAGGCGGCGGCCTGATTATATTTCAAGGCATGGCAACCCATAACGCTGAAAGTATTAAGTCATTGGAATCATTCGATATTGCATGGATAGAAGAGGCTCAGACTCTCTCAGACACTAGCCTGAGCTTGCTTAGGCCAACGATCCGCAAAAAGGGCAGCGAGATATGGGCGTCATGGAATCCAAGGTTTGAAGATGATCCTATTGACGTTTTCTTTCGTGGTGAGCATCCTCCGAAAAATGCGGTAATAGTCAAGGTCAATTATTATCAAAACCCTTGGTTACCGGATGAGTCAAAAGAGGAAATAGAACACGATAAGGCATATTTTAAGGACAAATTCGATCATATCTGGCTTGGGGAATACTTTGACACGATTGAGAATGTTTTAATTCCCAAGGCGTGGTTTGATGCCTGTATCGATGCCCACAAGACGTTAGGTTTCAAAGCCGAAGGTATACGGTATTCAAGTCATGACCCTGCCGATGAAGGCGATGACGCTAAAGGATTTGCATTCCGGCATGGTTCGGTAGTTCTAGATGTTCAGGAAAAAAACGATGGTGATATAAATAGTGGTTGTGATTGGGCTACAGATCTGGCTTTAAGACATAAATCGGATGCATTTACATGGGATAGTATAGGTGTAGGCGCAGGTCTGAAACGACAGATTGCAAAGACATTCGGAGGAAAGCCTACCATACTTTCACAATTTGTCAGTAGTGAATCAGCCGACTTTCCGGACAATATTTTTGAGCCGGTAATGGACGGCAACATTCAGCATCAACAGCGCAACCGTGATCTATTTCGTAACAAGCGAGCGCAATATTATTGGTATCTCAGGGATAGAATCTACAGGACATATAGAGCTGTCGTACACAAGGAATACCACGACCCTGAAAAAATGATTGCGTTTTCGAGTGATATTAAGATATTATCAAAGCTAAGATCCGAGATTTGTAGAATCCCCATGAAACCCAATCCTAACGGGTTTTTCGAGTTGTATTCAAAAATCGATATGAAAAGCAAATTTCGGATTGATTCACCAAACTTAGCCGATTCAGTAATGATGTTGATGCGAGTGCCAACGAATCCAATTAATCACAATGTTTCCAGGCCAAAACCAATCAAGCCGATGGGAAGGCGCTAAAATGCTCGAACTAAAAGACATCAAAGATCTGCATGATAAAGCATACCAGGCGGGGCAGACGACCCGGGAAAGGGCCGCTGATGACCTTGTCTTTCACTTCGTAACACAGTGGGATGAAGGTATTCTTGAAGATAGCCAGCTTGCATATCGTGGCGAGTTCAATATCCTTCGGAAAGCCACACGTCAAATACTTTCAGACCTGGCATTGAACAAGATTCAGATTGACTTTGAACCCGTAGATGAGGACAGGACCGATGCCGGAGATACTATTGATGGTCTTTACCGTTTTTCTGATAACAATAATGTTGCCCAGGAAAGCTATAGCAATGCCAAACAGGAAGCGGTCGTGTGCGGCTTTGGGGCATGGTTGCTTGAAACCAAATACGTTTCGATGCGGTCAGGAAATGAAAAACAGAAGATATGCCGATGTCCGATCAACGAAGCCAATAATACCGTATTTTGGGACCCAAACGCTAAGTTGCTTGATAAGAGCGACGCGGATTACTGCGGAATACTAGAGGCCTACACGGAAGATGGTTACAAGCAGCTCGTAGAAAACCTGACGGGAGAAGAACCGGAAAACGTAAACCCCGGCAATTTCAGCCATCCTGAAACAAGCTACGTGTTTCCGTGGATTGGAAGCGACAACCAAAAAATATATGTCATCAAATTTTTCCATAGGGAAGTAGTCAAAGATAAGATACTGACCATGATCGATCCTTTGGGAGATACTATGCAGGTTCTGGAATCGCGGCTTGATAAAGTCATGGATGATATGATAAGCGGAGGCTGGTCAATCCAGGACAGCAAGAAAATTGAACGATATGAAGTAACACAGTATATTGCATCGGGTGAGGATATTCTATCAACTGAGGTAATCGTAGGTGAGCATATTCCAGTCGTACCGGAATATGGAGAACGCGCCATAATTGAAGGCGAAGAACATTATGAAGGAATAACCAAGCTGGCTAAAGATCCGCAACGGCTTAGGAACTTTCAGCTTTCTTTTCTGGCTGATATCGTAAGCCAGTCGCCACGTGAAAAACCTATTTTTCAGCAGGAACAGGTTGCTACGTTTGAGGATATGTACAGCACGACCGGATCAGACAACAACTTTCCATATGTACTGCAAAACAGAAAAGCGGCCGATGGTACAGATTTACCTTTGGGACCGGTAGGAATGCTTCCGGCACCGAACATGCCGGCTCCTCTTATTGCATCGATCGAGCTATCCAGGCAGGCAGTTGAAGACGTGGCTAACCCGGGAACGCCCCAAGATATAGCCGATCCTGATATATCCGGTAAGGCAGTGTTAGCCTTGCAGGCGCGCCTTGACATGCAATCCATGATCTACCAGGAAAACTTCAAGCACGCCAAGCGTCGGGACGCTGAAATATTCGTGTCGATGGCAACAGAAATATACGACGTGCCAAGGCGTGAAAAGATCCAGTTGCCGGATGGTACTATCAAAAATATCGAGATTATGAAGGCTGTTGTTGATGAGGAATCCGGCGAGATAGTTACTATCAACGATATCAACAACAAAGAGTTTGAAGTCTATAGCAAAATCACTACGAGCTATACGACCCAAAAAGAACAGACGCTTGACCGGATAACGGAAATGATCGCACAGCTTGAACCACAAGATCCTGTAAGGAAAGCCTTACAGCTCAAGCAACTTGCGCTTATGGATGGTATCGACTTTGATGACATCAGGGACTATGCAAACAAGCAGTTGGTAATTACCGGCATCCGGAAACCGGAAACCGATGAAGAAAAGGCGATGATGGCGCAGATTGCACAGGCCGGGAATCAGCCGGACCCGAACATGTTACTTGCTCAGGCTGAAATGCTCAAAGGTCAAGCCGACATGCTTAGAGAACAGCAGAATTCGATCAAGATGCAATACGATCAGGCTAATAACGAAGCCAAGAATCAGATCAGTGCCTTTGCTGCTGAGACCGACCGAATGGAAGCACAGGTAAGAGCAGAGCAGGCAGGCGTTGACATCGATATGAAAAATATAGAGGCTTTCGGTAAGCAGTTGGACAACAGAAAAAAGATAGTGGAATTGCAGGGGGCATAAATTTATATGGATTTAGCGACACTCAAAGCACAGAATGAAGCCAAAGAAAAAGCCAAAGCTGAGGCTGAAACGACCGGTGATGATGATCAGGAGCTACTTACTGATAGCGATGATGATGAAATCCAGGCCGAAACCGAAACTGACGGTGAAGATACGAGCGATAATGAAGATGATACAGATACTGAAGAAGATACTGAAGATGTAGAACCGTGGCAACGTGAAGATGATGGTAAAACAGTACCTCTGGGCGTTTTGAAAGATACACGAAACAAACTTAAAGGCCGCATATCAGAACGAAATGAAGAAATTGAAAAGTTGAAAGCCGAAATTGAAGCACTGAAAAAGAAACCGCCTGAAATGCAGGCGGCAGGCGCATTGAAACCGCCTAAAGAATTCGACTTCGATACGGATGAAGAATATCAAGCGGCTTTAGAAGAATACCATTCCAAATCGATCAATCACCGTTTCGAATTGATAGAAAAGAATCGCCGGGACGAACAAAGACAGCGTCAGGCAATGGAAAACCTCACTAAATCTGTAGACATGCACTATGAACGGGCCGCCAAACTTGTAAGTGAGTCTGGTATTGATCCGGAAATATACAAGAACAGTGATATGACCGTGAGAAGATCTATAGAGACGATGCGACCGAATGAAGGGGATATCATTACCGATCAACTCATTGATATTTTAGGTGACGGAAGCGAAAAAGTTATGTATTATCTCGGTAGAAACAGACCGGCACTAAATCAGTTTATGGTACTACTTAGCGAAGATCCGGCAGGTATCAAAGCCGCGGCCTATCTTGGGGAACAAAAAGCACGACTGACAGTACCACAAAAACGCACAAGCAACGCCAGACCACCAGCAACAAAAATAAAAGGCGATGCGACAACAAATAATAGCGCTAAGCGGCTCCTGAAAAAATATCAGGAGGCGCATAAGAAAGGAAACGTACAGGCCGCCTACAATATCAAAAAAGAAGCACGACAGGCCAAAATAGACGTTTCGACTTGGTAGACGTTACCGGACGTAAACCGGGATTCTTCTGCCCCGAAGTAAAACAGTGGCATCGTTACCGGACGTAAACCGGGGAACCCTTCCACCCTTTAGGAAGCAAACCAAAAGGGCCTTACATATCAGGCATATGATATGGACTCCTAAACCGGTCAGGTAGACCGCACACTATACCTATATCTAAACTAAAGGAGTCTTATTATGCCACTATCTACAGGCAAATTAGCCGAAGTAATGTTCGAAAGTTTCAAAGAAAGCCACGAAGCACAAGAACAACTCTTACCCCTTGTCAATTTTCACGAGCCTGAAGCAGGCGCGATGCAAAACAGTTCAAACGTAATTTGGTATCCGGTTCAGCAGCATAGGCCGATCATTAGCGGTTGGGATCTGACCGGGAATGAGCAGGGTATCATCGAGGAAACCTATCCGGCAGTGCTTGGAACTCCCAACAATGATTTCACAAAACAGCGTGCTGACAACATGCGTGATCAGCGGTTTTGGGAGCGTGCAATGCGGCAGGCCGGTAAACGTCAGGCATCGGAGCTTAATAGCGATATTGCCAGTGCAATAGCTACTCAGGGAAGCCTTTTCTATCGATCCAATACTACAAGCGGATATGATTTCATTGGTGAGGCGCAGGCGATCATGAACGAACGCCAGGGTATGGACAATGGCCGCTCTTTTGTTCTCAATGATCGTGATAACCTTACCTTTGCTTCAGATTTGGCAGGGCGTCAGACCCTACAGGGTCGACCGGAACAAACTTGGATGAAAGGTCAAATCGGTCAGAATGTAGCCGGATTTGATGTTTTCGTTGGTTCATATCTGCCGAATATTACCGGTGGTGCCGATCCTGCTGTAACTGTTACCGGCAATCAATCATTTGCGCCTTCAGGCGGGACGGTTAACTCCACGACGCTCGTTGTCACAAACGTTGATTACCGGGAAGCAAGTCTAGTTGTAAACGATTCAAGCCTAGTATCCGTAGGCGATAAGTTTACGCTTGAGAATGGTGGGACAGCGGTTTATTCGCTTGGTCTGGAAGACAAAACCTCCAGCGGACAGGCGATGACATTCACTGTAATCGAGATCACGGACGCCACGCACATTAAAATCTATCCTAAACCTATTGCCGCCGATGACGCTGCACTCACAACTCTAGAAGCAGCCTACGCTAATATCGATACTCAGATTCTCAATGCTGCTACTCTTACAAGGCTCAACATTGATGCGACCAATAAAACCAATATCTTTTTTGATCGGGAAGCAGTTGAAGTGATTGGCGGGACGATTCCGGCGCAGTTGTTCAAGGATTATGATGGAATGAAGGTCATAAGCGATACAATGAGCAACGGCCTTACCCTGTATTTGATTTATGATGGGTCGATAGAAGATCTTAGCTTCCGTTTTCGCATGATGGTGTGGTATGGTGTAACTATCTGTAATCCTTCACAATGTGGGGTAGCAGTTACTTTTTAATATATGATGGTTCAATCGTGGTCTAACTGAAATCAAGTTAGACCACCCAAAGCGCACGACTCCGAACAGTCGGCGCAATAAAGGAGAGAGACATGGCACGACCCGTGGCATTAGAATTAGTATCGAGAGAAAGAAATCTGGCGGCCGGTTATACTACAGCTCTGAGCACGACGTCAGCGGCTGATAGTCTGGCAATCCCTTTGACCCATCCATACGTGGCAAAGACGACCGGGGCTGATGCTGAGGCTCTGACACTTGCAGACGGTTATCCAGGTCAGACTTTGATTATTAATCTGACAACTGATGGTGGTGGGGATGGAACGTTGACCCCGACAACCTGCACGGGCTTTGCAACGATCGTGTTCGCGGATGCCGGGGACCAGGCGGTATTGACGTATGTGGATGATACAATCGGGTGGGTAATAATCGGACTGAGCGGCGTGGCCGCACCTCCGGCGATTACCGTATAATCTTACTATTCGGAACAATAGGAGATAGAAAAATGACACTACGAAAAGATTTTTTTCATACCGGGTTGCAAGTTTCCCGCAGTACAATGAATACGTTAGTTGACGGCATGGGACCGGGAAATAACTACTATGTTGATTATCGGAATGGTGCCGATGGAAACGATGGTCTGACATGGGCGACGGCTTTTCGCACTTACAGCAAAGCCGTTTCAGCCGTAACCAGTAACAACAATGATATAATCTGGATCGATGGTGATAGCACGGTTGCCGAGACAGCAATGGTCACGATCAGTAAGAACCGCGTCCATACAATCGGTGTGAATGGATTTCTTGGACACTATGGCCAGGGGGCTAAGATCAGCATCGGCGTTACCACTGCCGCTACTGACATCGCCTGCATTAAAAATACTGGTGTCCGGAATACATTTACCGGTATCAAGGTGATCAGCAACAATACCGTAGCCGAAGGACTGTACGCGTTTGCTGAGGGCGGCGAGTTCTCCCGATTCCATAACTGTGAGTTCTACAAATCGACTGACCTGGACGATGCAGGCGCAAGTGAATTTCTAAACAATGGTGATTCAGCGATGTTTTATAACTGCACGTTTGGAAGTACGGCAAATGAAACCGGTAATATTCGGGCCAATATGCTTGTCACAGCGACGTTGAGCGGTAAGAAGTGCCGTGATACCTACATCGAGAATTGTTTGTTCTTTGGCAAAGCTGACGATACTGACAAGGTATTTATCTACGGTGCCAATGCAACCGACGTTGAACGAATGTTTATGGTCAAGGATTCTACATTCTACAATGCGGCCTTAGCATCCGGAGTACCGGCGCACGCTGTAGGATTCGGTGCTGCTCAAACCGAAGGTTCGGTTATCCTGAAAAACTGCACGAGCGTCAATTGCACGATTATGGCACAAGCGGCAGTAGGAATCTATGTAGACGGTGCTGTGCCGACGTTTGCAACGACCGGCGTTTCAGTAGCCGCGTAATTTTATACCCGGCACGGCTTTCGTGCCGGGAGTTTAAGAGGTGAGCTTGATACAATTATACAAGGCCGGTAATACTCATGTTGTAAGGGGCATAAACTGCACGATGGAAAACTTTGACGAATATTCTTTCGAGCATCTATTGAACATGGGCTGGTACTTGACGCCCGAAGATATCTACAAGGAAAAAGAAAATGGGTTGCAAATCGAAAATGAAGATAAAAAAGCCGAAATCGAAGCCGAAGAAAAAGAAATCACGATAGAAACGGCAACATACAACGATCTTATCAAGCTGGCGCGAAAGTACAATGTGAAGTATGCCAGAGTATCGAAAAAAGATCTTAAAACCGCAATACAAAAGGCTTTGAGCGATGACGACGAAAGCTGAAATCATAAATAACGCCTACAGCCAAATGAGAATATCCGGTTTGACGGTAGATCCTTCGCCCGCTGATATAACACTTGCACTCGACCGCCTGGAATCGATGGCAGCAGAGTTTGAAGGGCGCAACATTAAATCCGGATACAACCTTGAAAGCACGCCTGACGTAAATTCGGAACATAACATGCTCAGAAAGTATTGGTATCCATATGAGGTCAATTTAGCCGTTCGCCTGCTGCCGGATTTTGGAAAACCTGTACCTCAGATACTGTTTGCCCAAGCACAGGCAGGCTTGTCATTCCTTGCATCGGATACGGCTGAAGTTACTCCCACGGCATACCCACGACGTCAGGCTATTGGAAGCGGAAACCGGCGTTATTTGCAAAGGCAACGATTTTACCAGCAGACCGTTATACCACCCAATGACGCTAAAACGATCCATATGTATGTTGATGACGTCAACGATTATACTGAAGATTTCTCAGATTACCTGGTAGGTGCCGAAGAGGTTGCAAGCTACACGATTGAAGCCGATGACGGTTTGACGGTATCGAATGATTCGCTGACGAATCCGGTTGTCAGTTACCGCGTAACAGCCACCGGCACCGAAACAAGTGCAGACAATTTCCTACGTGTCAAGATTGTGGCCACGACCGACAACAGCCGCATCATTACCAGGATCATAAATTTTCAACTTACCGAAGTGGAGATTGATTAATGGCAAATACAGTAAAGACTACAAATAGAACGATTGAAGTCTCGGCGATTGATTCCAACTATATGATGACCGACAGCGAAAACGTTGAATCAGTAGTATTTATACCTGGCGCCGCTGATGATGTGGTAGAGATAATAGAAAGCAGTATTGAAACGACCGATCCGGTAAAAGTCAAGCTGCAATCAGGCGACGGTGAACCGCGCGTTTGGTACTGCCACCAGAATTTGAAGCTTGGATTTACATTTGCAAACGGGACCTTTACGGCAGGATCAAAAGTAATTTTTAACATCGGTGTCCGGAATTACTAATATGGATTTGAAATCGCATAAACTCAACTTGAAATTAGGCGAAGCGGAATCATATGGACCTGAATTGCATACTGATCAAAACAACGCCGCAAGTGATCAAGGAACGGAAGCGGATGCCACAACCGGTTTTACTTCAGTATTCCTTACAGGTACGGGTGCTAATGTTTTTGAGAGTCAAAATACAGTAGTTGCAACGGGAACATATGCACTTAAATCCGATGCCAACGATACACCTACTAATGAAGTCAGATTTTACAAGGATATTGGTACTGACTGGGGGCTGACGGAAGGCGATTACTATAAAATCTCATTCCGTACACGCCATATAGGTACGGGAGGGAATTGGAGAATTGCCCTTGCTGTTGATAATGTATCGATAACAAATGTTATCAGGATTGTTTTGACTGCTCATACTACATATGCACTATACGAATATTATTTCAAATATGATGCTAATCATCGCTATTTTGTTGCAAGGGAAGTCAGCACGACAAATGACGGTGGCATATACTTAGATGATTTAAGCTGCAAAAAGGTAATTTTGTAATGCCGGAAATCCAAATCAATCTAATAAAAGGCGATAAAACGGATAGTAAAGTAGACTATCGCGACCAGCTTCCAGTTAACATGCTGGCCGTTCGGAAGGATATTCTAGGATCCAAAGGTTATATGATCAGCTATCCAGGGTTGACGGCTTTCGGTACTGGTTTGGGTTTGGATCGCGGGGCGGTATATAATGAGAGATTCGGATTACAATTTAGAATATCCGGAACAAATTTAATAGAAGTCGGCAGCGACGGCACCGTTACGAATAGGGGAACGATAAGCGGCACTGAGCAAGTGGCAATGCCTTATAGCTTTAACACGCAGGCGATTATTGCAGACGGTAGGATGTGGCTATATAGTCCAACAACATTGACCGAGATTACCGATAGCGACCTAGGCGATCCGATAGACGGGGTTTGGATAGATAATTACTATTTTCTAACAGACGGGGATTATATTTATCATACGGATGTAGACGATGAGACAAGTATAAGTCCATTAAAGTTTGCCACCGCTGAGTTTATGCCGGATGAATCTTTAGGAGTCTCTAAAACACAAGATAATAAAATAATCGTATGGGGCAGGTATTCAATGGAATACTTCGCTAATGTTGCGGCTGAGAACTTTGCATTCCAAAGAATAGAAAGTCGGTCGCAAAAAATTGGAATAGTCGCAACTCATGCAAAAACTGAAAGTGGTGGGAAGTCCTATATATGCGGTGGACGTAAAAATGAATCCGTAGCGATTTGGGCGGTCAATGTTGGTAGTGCAATGAAGATGAGTACAAGGGAAGTTGATAAAATTATCGGGGCATATACCGAAACTGAACTTGAAGACATGCGGATGGAAAGTCGGACGGAAAACAATATCGCTTTGATAATCGTACATTTACCGAACGAAACACTATGCTTTAATGAAAATATAGCCGTTGAATTCGGTATAGATTACGCATGGTCAATATTGAAAAGCGATATCTTAGGTGATCTGAACTATAGAGCTATCAACGGAGTGTTCGATCCACGGATATCGAAATGGATTTATGGCGATAAAATAAATACTAATCTCGGCTATCTGGATGATTCTATCTGTACTCAATACGGCAATATTGTTGAATGGCTAATGTATACGCCTTTTATTCGCCTGGATAAATTTAGTATCGATGAATTGGAGCTCGAAACCATATCCGGATACAATACTACTGATGATGCAACAGTAGCTGTTTCCATGACGTATGACGGCGAAATCTATGGGTTAGAATATTGGGAGCTTTACGGCAATACCGGAGAGTATAATAGAAGCTTTATATTAAGACGATTAGGCTATGTTAGTGATTGGATCGGATTTAAATTTCGTGGAGCGACAATATCCAGAATGGCCTTTTCAATGTGTAAATTGACGGTGAGTTAGATGCCAAGCGACAACAAATATTTGAGGCTAAGAACGATATCACCGAATGAACTAAGGGATATCACGCAATGGCCTGATATTTTGATGGAAGATTATTTGAATATTAATGAAAATATTCAAGTACTTGCAAATAGTGAAGAAAGCACGTCGATTACCGGTGATTCGGCTTTTTCAGCAGCGGGTAATATAGCGGCTGAATTGAACGCCTTTACGCAGGAATTGAAAAATGAAATAGCTGTATTGCAGGCCAAAATTGAAGAACTATCATCAAAAGTAACTTTACATGAAGAAATAATCGATAAATATCCGGCGGATAACAGCCATCATAACTTTTCTAATCGTGACTATATTGATTTCAATACTGCTGTAACGACTCAAATAGATCAAACAGGTCGTGCTCTATGGAATGTAGATGATGGAACACTAAATGTTGGATTATATAACGATGTAGTACTGCAAACGGGACAAGAGCAACATTACTATTCGAAAAATACAAGCGGTGCTCAGATAGACAACGGGCAACCGGTCATGTTCGCGGGAGCAATAGGCGCATCCGGAAAACTTGAAATAGACCTTGCTGAATCAGATCCAACAATACCGGCTGAGTATTTTATGGGTGTTGCAACTCAGGATATACCGAATAATGATTTTGGCTATGTAACATCGTTTGGACTGGTAAGAGGCATCGATACAACCGGCACACCCGTAGGTGAGGTCTGGAACGATGGAGATTTACTTTATTTAAGCACGACTGCCGGGGAATTGACTATCACGCCACCAACGGCACCAGATCCGAAAATATTAGTTGCTGCTGTAATATATTCACATGCCCATGTAGGTTCGATATTTGTTAGGCCTACGTTTGGCGATTACCTATCAAGCCTACACGATGTGTATATTATCGGCGTTGCCGATAATGATTTATTAGCTTGGAATGCCGCTAACAGCAGGTTTGAAAATACGAGTGATCCGGTCGTAGATACAATAACCGTCAATACATCATCAAGTCATAATGGCGACAGTATACCTGCTTATTTCGGCGCTGGAAACGATATGTCCGTTTATTACGACGGCACTGACGGCAACATCGATACCAGTTTGGTTGCTGCGTCGGATCTTGAAATCACTTGCGGCTCAAATAAGACGATCGAGCTACAGAATGTAGTTTATGAAGATCTGCAAGTGTCAATTTCAAATATTCGTGTACCGGCGTCGAGCGCGCCTACGCAAAGACTATACAATCACGGTATCGGTGGCGGAGTAACTTTTCCAGTACTAGGGTTTGCGGTCAATGACTATATTTATTTCGATCTTCAAACATCACATACCATGAAATTAAATACGATCCTTGATAACCATATTCATTTCATGACGCCGACTGATGGCAGCGCGACACCTGACCGCTTTCAATTTCAGCTTGATGTAATAGCCGCTCCGATAAACGGTAATTGGGCAGTCCCTACGGGATCTCCATTTACAAAAGAACATATCATAGCAGCGGATTATACTAATCTACACGCTTTTCAAGATATTGCTGACATACCGGCAGTAAATACAACCGTATCAACGATTTACAAATGCAAATTGACACGTATAGCAGCAACTCAGGATGAATATGGTAGTGAAGTCTATCTAGAATTTAACGATTCGCATTATCAAAAAAATACGATGGGCAGCAGACAAGAAGGGACTAAATAATGGCAGTAACAGTAAAAAACATCATACCGCGAAAGCAGGCCGAAAATGCGCAGACAACGCAATATACCGCGAATAACTGCAAAACGATCATTGATAAGTTTACAGTTACCAATACTTCATCGGCAACGGTCACGATATCGGTAAACCTAGTGGCATCCGGTGGCGCGGCAGGCAATTCAAATCTGATTATCGATGCCCGCGCTATTGCTGTCAATGAATGCTATACCTGCCCAGAACTTGTAGGACAGACGTTGGAAGCAAGCGGGTTTATCAGTACTCTAGCAAGTGCCGCGACATCACTTACTATTTCAGCCAGTGGGAGGGAAATTACGTGACGAAAGGCATAAACGTATATGATCCGCAGCTTTTGGCTGAAAAAGAGTTTATGGATGAAATTGAAAAGAGGATGCTTGATCTGCCGGAAAACCTAAAGGTAGATTTTCCAGTCGAACATTTCTTCGGTCCGCAGCTTTATATTCGGCAAATGTTGGGGTTGAAAGGCCACTTTGCGATTGGACACGAACATCTGACGGAGCACGTCAATATAATCCTGACCGGATCTTTGATAGTATTTAACGGCGACAGCAGTTTCCAGATCAACGCACCGTATATGTTCAACAGCCCTCCTGGAAGAAAGGCCGCGTTTTTTTTGGAGGATACAATCTGGCTGAACATCC